CACGGACTCTTGTCATCGTTGTGCCAAGGGTTTTGAATAGCAAAACTGATGTTAATCATTGATGTTCCTTTTTGTATTGATCTGCACTTATTTTACGACATCCTTCTTTAACTTGTAAAGGATAATCGGGACTAATTTCTGCAAGACGGCAATCATACATTACTTCATGTGGTGCTACAGCCTCACCAAGTCTATTGCCCATCACAATGAATCCAAAGGCCATAAACAATGCAAGCGAGGAGATAATAACATACCCCGCTAAGTATTTTAAATCACGCAGGGTTGTCATCTGTAACCTTTACATAGTTGAGTGTTGTGATTTTTGCATCACAACGGTATGAATCAATGTGATGATTTTTAATCTTGCCAGTAATCTGGCCTTTGTTGATAATCTTGTTTTCGTTGTTTGCAATATATGCAACTAGGTTGCCTTCTTTTGTGATGCCAACCGCAGACCAGAAGTTATGTTGTGTAATGAACCGCTTTTCTAGAAGTTCAAATGATACAGTGACTTTGGCGCCAATTTCACCCTTTATATAATTGCTATGTGGTGCATTGATAGTCCAAGTTTCACGGCGTTGTTCGTATGCCCGCAATTGCTTGAGCATCTTAGGAAACCAAACCATGATGCTGATATCACTACACTCATCATGTTCTAACAGTGATGCAACCATGGTCGTAAAATTGCCAGAGCTTTTGCCCTGTAATGTTTTAATCATTAAACATTGTTTGAAGTAATCAACATCAGCTTGTGCCTGTGTCACATCCATCGGAGTAGCAAGAAGCTCAATTGCAATTTCTCGATTGGCACGAACCGGAACACCGTTGACAGTGTAATTGACGCGATGAATTTCACCATTAATCTCGTATGCACGAGTAACAGCGGCAACTACCTGGAGAGTGTTAAATTCTTTTTTCATACTGCTATTTTATAACAGTATGAGTTTTTGGTCAACCTTTGGATTTGGCGACTATTGCTTGGTGTAACGCTTGTAAATAAGCGGTTTGATTAGCTAGTTTTTCCTCTAAATGATTCACACGCTGTTGTAATTTTACAACAATGTCTGCTTGTGAATCAGATGCAGATTTCATATCACGAATGGTTTTGTCGTGACTCATTAAGTTAGGGCGTGGTGGAGCATTAGGGTCCACCGGACGCTTCTTCTTAATTTTCATAGCTTTAAATAACGGATTCATATTTTTACTTATGATAAATATTAGTGTAACTCGCGGAATTGGCGTTCCCAGCTACTCTAACGCTTCAAAGGAGCAATCAGCATGAATATTTATAAGCCAACTTGGCTATACATTAAACAACATAATCTTACCGGATTAAAATATTTCGGAAAAACAACTCGCGATGATCCTACAAAATATTTTGGATCAGGAAAGTATTGGCTTAAACATCTAAAAAAACATGGATATGATGTTAATACTGTTTGGTATCAGATGTTTACCACTCAGGAGAGTCTAGTAGAATTTGCAACAAAATTCTCTATGGAAAACAATATAGTTGAATCATCTGATTGGGCAAATCTAAAAGCAGAAAATGGGTTAGATGGTAGTCCACCTGGTGTTGTTTTTACTGAATCGCACAAGGAAAAGATTCGATTATCCTCAACTAATCCATCAGCGGAAACTAGGGCAAAAAGATCAGTTGCCATGAAAGGAAAGAATACTGGTCCGCAATCTGCAGAAACATGTGCTAAAAAATCTGCCATTAAATTAGGAAAACCTAGACCTCTCGCTACTTGTCCGCATTGTTCTAAAACTGGAGGATCTCCACAAATGAAACAATGGCATTTTGATAATTGCAAACTTAGAGAAGATATTTATCGCTAGGAACACTAGGAAACTTGATAGCCACAGTGTCTGTTTCTTCTATGTATGTTGCTTCGTTAACATCTCCTGGTTCGATCATACAGATATCACCTGCACGATATTCTTCACCATTTAATACCATACATCCGCGAGTGATTAATTGCACTTCTGTAATGATACTATGGTAATGTTTTGGATAGCTAGTGCCGGCCTTATTGGTTTGAAAGCAAACTTCAAAGTCTTCTGTTTGAACCACAGCTCGAGCAAAGTTGCCTATAAACCAACCGCGGTCACCCGATTCACTCAGCTTGAACCGTCTCACTTGCAACCTCTACATTAGCTTCTGTTGGTTCTTCCTTGGGGATGAACTGTTCTAGATAAGGCATGTCTAATTGTGCCATTACTTGAATTACATACTGTGGGTACGCTTCTAAGAAATACTTAAACAAGGCGTCAAAGTCACGCTGATCTTTGTCAATTCTGTTAGTAACTACCTTCTTTTGATTCAGATTGAGGATGATACTAGCCGTGGTTTGGTCTTTGCTCTTTAGACCTTTAGTAAACTCAATACGCTCATCATATTGAATATTATTCGGATCCTTCATGTAACCCGGAATATGGGTCATGCGTGGATTACGAGGCTTTGCTGTATAAAATGCTACTAGATGTATTTCTTTGATTCTCATTCTGTTATTCCAATTAGTTCTGTGATTGTTGCTGATACATTAATTTCTTTGTCTGCTACTAAGGTCGAGTTTGCGGCACCATCACGAATAATGATAATTGCCTTATCTTGACCTTCTGGGGTTTTAGACCATAAACCTAGATTGTTGTACATCCAGGTCCATACTTCGTCCAAGTCTTCTTCATTTGCTTGACTGCAAATTAGTTCACGAGCTCCACGCAAGTTGCCGCCCTTAAACATATCAACTGCGTTAAGTTTCCAATCCTGTGATGCACGATCATTGTCGCTAGGCTTAATTAATGTACCAGTGATTGAATTCTCTTGTAACAGATTTAAGCACTTACGCAAATCTGGATAGGTTGCTTTAACATAACTGTCTAGTGTGTCTAGATCAAACTCTACACCTTCTGTAACAAGAACTGTTGCCACACGAGCAGTGAATTCAGTTTCATCTGTTTTATCAATATGGAAACCTTGGCAACGACTATGAATAGCCGGCAAAATCTTATTAGGGTAGTTGCAAGTTAATACAAAACGAACACTGTCACTATACTCTTCCATTAAGTTACGCAACGCTGGTTGAGTACTTGTTGGATTCATGTAATCTGCTTCGTCGATTAGTACAACCTTGAAGTTTCCCCATGGCATAGTTTGACAGAAAGAAATTAGCTTGTCTACCCATTCAATCTTACGACCTTCTTTACTACCGTTTGATGTTAGTACATCTGCTTCGTCAATGCCTAGTTCATTAATTAGAATCTTAGCTAATGTTGTTTTACCTGTACCTGGGCTACCACTTAACAGTAGATGTGGGATGTGTTTTTCTTTTACCCAGTGCTCAACAACTTGTCGTTGGTTAGCATCAGTAAACACATAATCCGAAACAGTCTTCGGGCGATACTTCTCTGTCCAAATTTCTTTCATTGAATCCTCTTAATTGATTTATTACCAGCGATTTTTTTGATCCATGATTACTGCATCACTTTGCGTATCATCTGATGGAGTCTCATCTGTTACAAGCATAATGTCATTAGTATCAACACGACGAATAGTTTTTTCTCCTGTTTCGTCTTCAATGGTTACACCACGAGTCCAACGACCGTGTGCAACTAAAACCCATTGACCTACTTTAACATCAGTTTGTGTATTGCCAACAGCATATACTTTGCCCCAGCGAGGACGAATACCCGATGAACGACTATCATCATTTAGTAACACCAGACCACCGCCCGTTGTACGCTCGCCAAAGTTCATATCTGTTACTAAAACAAAATCCTTTGGTGTTTTAATGTCGTTAATTTTAATAGGTGCAAACATTAGATTCTACTAGGTCCTGATTTTTTATTCAACGGTTTTAATAACTCTTGGTTAACCGCGGTTGTCTTTGCCACAGAATCTGCAAGTGTGCCACGACCCACCGGTGCAGTTGCTGGCGCAGGTGCTTGACCTGGGTTGGTTAAGTTCTCAATAATGTTGTTTAACTTCTGTGCATTGTTTTGTGTAACAGGCGCTTCAGCGGGTGCGCTAGCAACAAATGGTGTCGGGACATAAGGTGGTGCAACATAAGCCGCATCAGCTTTTTGATTCTTGCCAGCAACAACTTTCCCACCTGAACCAAGTTCATCACCGCGAGCATTAACTTTCATGTTACCCACTGCAATTGTTTCTTCGTTTGCTAATCTAAGTTTGTCCATGTCAATGGACTTGCCTTTAGATGTTTTATAAATTTTAGTCATGTTATCTCCTATTTTAAGAATTCCTCAATGGGTAAGTCAAAGTATAAGGAATCAATTTTATGTACGCCTAACAAATATAGTACATAACTTGCTACGCTTGATCCTCTACCTAGGCCCCATACAATATTATTAATACGCATAGTGTCAACAAAGTATTTCAAATATCGAAGTAGATCAAATAAATCGCGTTCTTGGTACAAAAGTAACTCTTGTCCTACACGCTGTAGTTCTGCTTCTGTAGTACACATATCAAGTAGATACTGTGCGATGTCTATAGCTTTGTATTCATCTGGCATGTGCCAGTGACTTTGTTGCTCGGCGTCAAATTCTTCTATTGATATATTAATTTCTCGCAATGTTTTCAAATACGGAAAACTTGCATATTGCTCTTTTACTGCACGGTTGTATTGGTTAGTATCCCAACTAGCTTTCTCACCGCCAGGCTTAACATGAAATGCACCCAAGTCCAATTCTGGATTCTTGTATAGCATATCACATAATTCGTCTGGGGTAGTCCAGCATTGGCCGTACTGATCAAAGTTCATTGAATGTCGATAATATTCTTGAAGTTCTTGGAATTCTTTTCTAAGTTTTCTAATTCTTTTTGGTTACGGCGTTGAATTTCTTCATTGTAACCTTGTAGTAGTAATTGTAATTGATAGACTTGATCAGAACGACCGAACCGGTAAGCCGAATTCATCCTGGCCTGCAAGTCTCCATACTTTTTATGTAATTCGTCTGTTGGCATTTCAGATAAGTTTGGCATTAACGGATGCATTATCGACAAGTCCTTGTAGTAACAATTGACCCATCCGGTTGCTGAGTTTGCACCCATGGGCTACAATTTTGTTGCTGGATTACTTGCGGTTGTTGCACAATAACTGGTTGCTGTACTACCACTGGTGCTGGTGCATAAATTGGAGGACGAGCAACTTCGTATCCAATTACTCCACCTACCACAGCAGGAGCCACCCAACCCCAACCACCATTACGATATACCCAGTGTCCGTGTGCAGACGCAGTGCCAACTGCCAATAACAGTGTTACCAACAATACTATTTTTTTCATGATATTTCCTTAACTTCCAAGATCTCCTATGTCGATCCACTTCACTGGCTGTTTGGGTTCTTGTCCATTCATCAATGACTGTAGATCCTGCATAAAAGAATCACTCATTTTACAAATCCAATCATCACCATCTTTGATAAACAATAAATTTGCGTGACCGCCGTCAAACGGTACCATGATAAGTTTTTGTGTCACAGATCACCTGCTTTGCGGTTTTCACTGTAGTGAGCATCAAACTTGCCACCCGGATAACGACTTTCTAATTTATTTACATTTTCTGCAATGACATCATTTGGATTTAGATCCAAAGCACGGCAAGCATTTACCCAATACCACATGATGTCACCTAACTCACGCTTCATATGGAAACGGGCATCTTCATTAAATGGTTTACCTTGGAAGAAAATCTTCTTTGGAATTTCGGCAAACTCACCACCTTCGGCCGCCAACCCAATGGCGGCAGTTAACAGCAAGCTGGGATTAAAATTGGTCTCCTGGTTGCGTAACTCAGTGATACGGCGTTGTAGATAATC